TCCGAGAGGTAACCGAGAGTAAAATAAATAAAAAACCCCCATAAAAATGGGGGGAAATTCACACAAAAACTCCCGATGTAGAAACATCAGGATTATTATTTAATAACCAAAACACCTAATTTTCATCCTCTGATTCAAATAATTCAGAGTATAATTCGTTAATACAACTCTCAATAATTAGCAAAGATTTGCGCCTGATCTTTTTAATTCTCATCTCATCCGATTTACTTAATAACGCAGTATCAATATCATCTACTGCATTCATTGCCTGAAATGCTGAGGCAATGTAATCGTGAGAGGTAGTGAAATCTACCTGCAAATCTAACTCATTTTCCTGCGTTTCCTGTACAGAATCCTGTACATTTTTTTCGTTATTTTGCTCTGATGAAATCATAATTAAGTTTTACAAATTCTTTATTATTTTTTTGGAATCTATCAAAGTTAACTTTTAACCACCAGGCACCTAATGGCTTTGGCATCTTACCAGTTTCAATGTGCCAACCTCCGTAGCCATCCTTATATTCATCTTTGTAGGTAGGCATTCTTACGTGCCATTGTTCCTTTAAAGAAATCTTACCTGTATCGTGCAGTTTCTCCTGCATAAAACAAATAGTGTATTGTTCGTGAACGTGTCCACTAATTACGATATCTGCATCAGGTAAATACATTGACTGCCTGGCAGATTGAATTACACCCTTTGTAACAGGCCCTCCGCCTCCGTGCCCGTGAAAATACTTTAAAACAATAGATTGATTTTGCCCTCCGCATCTTGAAAATTGCAATCTAACATAACCACCATAACCACCCATATAAACAGGATTATTATTCCCAATATTTAACCGCTCAACTAATCTCTCAATTAGATTCGTTTCGTGGTTTTTTAAAATAGCAGTTTCGTGATTACCTTGACCTATTACCGCTATCTGCTCACGATATGGTAATAACCAATCTGCAGCTGTTTCAACTAAACTATCTAAATACTTTGCAGTTTGGTGTTCAGGTCTAACCTTACTTTTATCAGAGCGTTTATCATATTTGCCCTGCATAGCACAAAAAAAATCACCGATAAATAATACCGATGCTCCCTTTTCTTTTGCCTCCTCTAAATGTCGTTTCATCATTTCCCTATCGCAGTCAGGGTTATCCCAATGATGGTCAGACGATAACAAAAACCAATGCTCTTTCTGTTTATCACAGCTAACTTTGATGTGATGAACATTGCGATTTACCTCAGTTATTATTTTCATAGTATAATTTTACCTCTGCTTGCCGTCTACGTGTCAATCCTCTTAACTCCATTAACTTACCGCCTACACGTGCCTTATTCCATTTCATAAATTCATCTGCGATTGTAGGATCGTTTGGATTTAACTTAACTTTTTTTCTGAGCGTTGATTTATTAAACGCACCGATTCCTAAATTATAGATAAACGATAACAACGCATCCGCCTGATTCTGATTTACATTTAACCCGATTAATGCGATGGCCTTATTATTTAACTCCCAATGTAACAAAACCTCTGCGCCCTCCCTTGTAATCTTTTCGCCTAACTTTACTTTTCTGCCATCGTTCCACATCGTGCTGCCATATCCGATTGTAGGAACTTCTGCCGGGCAGATGTATGCCTTATCATAAAATCCCTCAAACTCCTTAATCAAATCAACGCATTTTTGTGATGCTTTCATTTCTTAAAGTTTAATAAGATTGATAATAATAGTGCAATCATTAACGCAATAATCCACCATAACGACATAACATAATTTTTATTACGTTTCTTTAATTCCTCATTTGCCTGATTTAACTGATTCTGTAATGATACATTACGTGCTGAATCTACGATTGTCTTGTAGTAAACTATCGGTTTTAACTGAATCTCATACGTTAAATGGTCAATCAATCCCTTAGCCCTTTTTAACTCTTTTTTGAGCGAATCGCAGCCGTTATAGTATCTTACTATCGTATCTCTTAAAATCCTGTTAATCGGCTCAGATTCTCTCAGGATGTATTTTAACAGCGTATCAGTTTTATATATGTATTCAATCTTTTCTGATGAATCAATTTGCAATGTTTCACACGGAAACCACTCACTAAACTTTTGAGCCGTTAACGCTTTGTGATATACATACGCTTTATTCATTTGCCTATCTGCTTTTTTTGCAGTATAGCAACCTGATAATAATATGATTAAAATTAAGTAACGCATAATCAAAATGGGAGCGGATTTAACCGCCCCCTTTTTTTACTTCACATCTTTTTTGAAGAGTTTGCCCTCTGAGTTAGTGAGCAGGTTTTTCATAAGATACGCAATAGCTGCTGTTAATGCTGTTGTTGCGATGGAAGTCCAGTCAAATGCTAAACTACCTGTTTGCAAAGTGTTGTAAACGATTGTCAAAACTGAGGTTAATACGGCTACTGCCAAACCTTTGATGAAATCGTTAACATTCAAATTCAGAAACGTGCTGTTCATAATTGTCTATTTTTCGAGTTGAGAAATACGATGTTCGTGATCCTTTACATTTTCCTTTATCTGCTCCAAATCCTTTGACACAGCCACATCAGACATCAGGATGCCCTGCACTATCTTTTCAAATCTGTCTAATCGTTTAATGAATTGATTTGATACAAAACCAATAAGAGCGATTACAATCCCGATTAATACGTTTGTCATCATTGCCGTTGTCATAGGTTGTTATATATTAAAGTTTGAGCGTGAGCAGGTATATCTTCGTCTACTATTTCAAAGTTTTCAGGGTGTTCTACAATAGATGGATGCTGCTCTAATGGCAATGTCCAATCATTTGTATATACTACGTTATATGCAATAAGCTCGCCAATTTTGTTAGTTAAGTCAAGTTTTTGTCTTATGTGTATCATTGTGCAAAATATTGTATAGTTACGTTAATAATTCTGTATGATGATGCAGTACCCTGATTAATTACAATGTCATAATCATTTGTCAAACCTGTGTTTTGTCTTAAATAAACTTTTGAAAAAACGGAACTTACGCCTGTTGTATTAGATGTCATAAATCCAGTTCCATAACAAATGATTTCGTTATTAGATGTTAACCCATTTGGTAAAATTGGAATAGGTAAATTATCAGGCAATTCCATTGCTACCTGACTGATAGTACCATTATTTGCATAGGTTAATGTTAAATGCAATGTAACGAGGTTGCCAATTTGCGACCAACGAAACGAATGATTTATTGCACCGCTTGGATTTAATGTGCCTGTAAATCCTATTGAATCAGAATAGGTTTGATTTCCAAACTGCTTAAATATTTGTGCCGTAGGATTTGCAGCAGATGTTGTATTATTACCCATAAAGGAATTAGCAGGCAATGACTTCTGTTGCAGATTGCTCGTATCTGATGTGTTGAATTTTGCGTTTATTCTATTGCTCAAAGAAATCGTATCTGATGCGGATAATTTAGCATTAATACGAGTGCTTAAAGATGCCGTATCTGATGGTTTCAAATAACGTGTTCCGATTGCGTTTGTTATTGTTACATCGTGCCAAAGTGAATCCACTCTGCTAAATTGTAACAAAACAGAATCGGCAGGAACTAATGGAATTGACACATCTGACAACTCATCTAACTGCCATCCGTTTTCTATTTTAATTTCAATGCTGCCTAAAGTTGGATGCGCTCGCGTTATACTTCCTATTTTACAAATGTGATAAGGTGCTAATGGTTTTGTTGTAGTCAAACCTCCTGCCGTTGTAGGCGATAAAAAAACAACATCGCCATCAGTAAATGATGATGTAGGCAAATTTAACCCTGTAATATTTCCTGCCTGAATTATTATTCCTGATGAATTATCTGCTATATCATCAGATACCAAAGCAAAAGTTTTGTAACTATTTTCCTCATTGTTTGCCTGTGCTTTTGCTATCGTTGGTAAATTAGATGAATGCCTACCGCTGATATATACAACGCTGCCCTTTGCAATAGTCGCTCCGGTATTATTGTAAACATTAGTAATCAACCTTTTTGCATTTGTTGAATTGTATATTGATGCTATGTCGGTTGTTGTAGTTCCTTTGATAATTCTTATCGATGAATCATTGATTGATGTAACAGATTTTACAAATTGATTTGTTGTATCTGCAATAGTTAAATAATTGCTTAACATAGATGCAGTATCTGTATACTTAACACGCTCATCAATACGATTGCTTAAAGATGTGGTATCTGTTGATCCACCGCCTCCGCTTACCTGCGACCAGGCCTGAGTTTTTGGGTTGTATTGATAAAATCTATTATTGCAGGAATCAAATGCAATAGCTGCTCTGCGTGTTGTAAATTGAACACTCTTTAACGTAGGAACTCCGCACGTGGTAGGTATTTGCAAAGTAGAATCAAATACCATTCTATTCGCCTGATAACCATACTGAGGCATCAACTGATAAACCTGAGCAGATGTTTGCAAACAAAATAAAACAAATACTATCGTTATTAATTTTCTCATATTGGGAAATCGCAGTTATTAAATTGTCCAGTTGTAAATATGTTAAATGTCAAAGTAACCCCACTCAAATAATCCTCAAACTTTTCACTAATAGCATCCCATCTAATATTTGAATCTATCGTTATCGTTCTGTCCTGTCTAAGTGCCATTATTATATCATTCGCTAATTGATGTTGGTCGCTAATAACCTCCTGCTCAAATTCCCCCTCCACACCGCTTTTATCTAAAAACCAAAACTGAACACTATAAACCAAATCACGACCTGCGTTTATCTGCCCGTTATTGATGTTAAACAAGGCAACAGGGAACTGAGGCATATTAGCGTAACCTATCCACTCCGTTGGAGTTGCAAACCTTGTTGTCTTTATTATCGGATTGCTTGTTAGCAGGTCTGTTATCTTTGTTATTATTTGGTTGTATGTCATTAAATTTCTGCTTTACTTTTTCAATCCATTCCTTTTTATATCCTTTACTCATAAATTATCTGTATAAAAATGTAAATAGTTCACCTGCCATCGCAACATCGCCTGTGGGTAAAGTAACAACCCCTCCAACGATTTGCAGATATCCGGTATCTGCTGTTGCCGTTTGTGTGATGCCTTTCGCTAATCCGCCACGTGATGCAAACAATGTAGTGCGACCTGCTAACGCACTCATACTAAATGATGATTCGCCTCCTGTTGCCGTGTAATAAACAATATCAGGAGCGGAATAACCCGATGATGAATTTACATATTTGCTTGTTTCAGGTATGTAAGCATTGCCCAAATATATCGGACACGTGTAGCCCTTTTCCTCAGGAAAAATAATATCTAATCCGCTGCCATAGTTCAAATACTCAAAATAGAGCGTGTAATTTTCCTGTAAATATTTTATTAATCTTGTTTTGTAAAACTCCGCTAAACTCAAATATTTCTGCTCAATCAATTCTAAATCTGCCCTGCTCGGTGGTGCTGATTCCTCAGATGTCTTTTGCAAAAATCCTTTACTAAATAATTGAAATCCCATTGTCATCGGTAGCATTGACATCGTATACCAAATCAAACAATCAGTAATATAATCATTAAGCAAAATGACCTCATTTGCATTTAGATTATTAGCAACCACACCCGACTGCAAACGCTGATATAATTTGCTACCCAATGCAGGTTGAATATACATATCACCTGCTACCTTTACCATCGGGAAAATCTGTTTGCCATCAATCTGATTTGATGCGCCAGTTCTTTCCTTGAAAGTTTGCTCCGTAATAAATAGGATATTTTTACTCATCTTTTTTCTTCATTAATTTTGATGTCCAACGATGCCTGCAATATTCTCTATGCTCACCATTTGGCTGTGTATACCATCCGCCTCTTCTATCCCAAACACTATATCCAACACGCTCAGAAATGCTCTCTATATCGCTCCTGCTCCACGTCTTGCGCTTACTCAAGTCTAACAATTTAGCGCAAAATGGTCTGTTTCTGCTATCCTCAGGCCCTTCGTAACTATAACGAATAACTAAGGTTGTAACTTTGCTTTTCTTACCCGGTAACTCTGATGCAGGTTTTAACACCTCATACACAGGCTCAGCGTTTATCTTAGATGGTATTGATTTTATTATATTTCTTTCAACGAAATCATTAATAATATCAATAACCAAATCTGTATCCAGTTTCAAAGTTCGTGCGATAATGATAGGAGTTATATTTTTATCCTTCGTTATCAATGTCAAAACATCTGCCTGAGCCTGTGTCAAATTATCTGCGAAATACTCACGATAACTTTCACGTGCTACCTCAGTATAATTTTTTTTTTCTTCACCGCAGTTTTCAAATTCCAATATCAAACGCTCATCCTCAGTTAGTGAAAACTTTTGCACCTCATCTTCAGTTAATGGATTGTCATCTATTCCCAAAAATGTATCTACATCAGAATCGGAAAAACCAAAGCCATTTTTAAGCATTAGTGTTGCCTGTGCTTTGCTTAGTTTTCCGTTCCCGAACTGACGAACAATTCGCATTACGTTTTGATATTGTCTGCCTGATAAGTTCCTGATTGCCTCGTTTGCCTTTTGCTCAACTTGCTGAGGTAATTCCTCAGCTACTGCAACCGCTCCATCAGATGTAACCTGCCCTGCATTTAACGGCTCACGCCCCATCAATTCCCTTATCTCATTCTGTGTTAAATTAGCAGCCATAATTGCCTCGCTAAATTCAAACTTTAATGGCTCAACAGGTTGCAAATAAAACTCGCCTGCCTCGCCTTTCAAATTTCTAAACTGCGTGAAAATCTCGTTATATTCCATCTGACGCTCCTGAACATAAACATTATTGAAAACCTCGTATGCCTCACGAATTTCGTTTCTACTTCCTAACTGCCCCTCAACCTTAACGCCAAACAATGTAGGACTTACTACCTGATGGCAAATCATTATTTCATTTGTGATAAGATTATTTACATTCGTGAAATCCTCTTTTGTAAGCATCGTGTTACCGAGATTCACAATCTCAGCAGCGTTATCTTTGCTCTTGTTAAACATTATCACCAAACGCTTTCCTTCATCGCCTGTAAACTTTTTAAGCAAACCTCTTTCAACTTCTCCCTTATGTTCCTCATTTACAGGATCGCCATTGTTCAAATTAATCAAAGTGCTACCAACAAATCCCTGATTCGCATTACCGAGAATATGTCTGCTTACCTTTATGTCTGATTCAATGTAATTCAATCCCTGATAATATGCAGGCAATGGGTAAACCTCACTCAGCGGATTATACTCACGCTTAAAATAAATTTGTGAGCCATATTTATCGTTCATATTAAACGCTGGGTATTCACGAGGTTTTTCCTTAAAATCGCTCCAATCGTTTTTAACGTAATACAAACTCAAATCTTTGTTAACTCTAACCTTTGCGAAATCAATGTGATAAACCTCAGCAATCTGCCCTATACGATTCCAAATAACTTGCAGATAATAACCACGATATAACTCATCATCCTTAATACATTTTTTTACTATCTGATTCCACGTTTCGCCTCTGCTATTCGCAGTTCCTGCATCCTCAAAACCTTTGCCGTAAATGTATGTGCATTTGCTCTTAACTATCGCTCCGTGCTTTGGCGATTCGTTATATAGAGATAACAGATAATTAGGATAGTCGTTATTCTTTCCAAATTCTACGTAAGAATACTTGCCCTTTTTTTCCTCAAATTTTGGCTGTTGTGCGTGGTCAAATTTGATTACTATGTGTTTGTAATTATCCATTGTATGTTACAAAAGTATTATTTTGTCCTGAATATTTTTT